TCATTATGAACAGCTGATCCATATCCTATTGCAGAACCTGATGCAACATGAACGGCTACTGATAAATCTGTTGCAACAAGTCTTTCTCCTGCATTAAAAATTGCTGAAGTATTAAGAGTTGCAGTAGCAGCAGCATTAGCACCACCACCACCAGTAATTGCAACAGTTGGTGCTGAAGTATAACCAGATCCTGCCGCAGTTACATTAATACCAACAAGTGTTTGATCTGCACCGACAACAGCCACCGCGACCGCACCAGTTCCACCACCACCAGTAAGAGTTATTGTAGGTGCTGAAGTATATCCTGTGCCATTATTTGTTACTGCGATTCCTTGAACTTTCTGTGTAACACCACCACCAGTAAGATACTTAACCCATATCGTATCTGGATCACCAGTAGTTGCATTGATAGCTGCAGTATTAACTACTCTTGCTGTAGTACCCGATTGAGTACCAATAATAGTCTTGCCCTGTAAATTTGCAGGTGTAATAGCCACACCATTATAAGTAGCATTTAACTTTACATAAGAATATTGAATATCAATATGAAGATTACCACCTGAAACACGACTACCATTTGCAAATATATGGTCGCCAAATCTTTTAACTTGATTTCGTAATATTGTTTGATCTTGAGTAAGTTCTCTTGCTTGAACAGCAACAGCAGGTTTGTAGAGAACTTGATGAAAATCTTTAGTTTCATCATAGTCATCAAAGTAGGGACTCTGATTAAGATTTAAATTTATATTGGTTGTCATATATTATTACCTTTATTAAAATTCAACTACTAACTTAACATCTTCAGTTTGGTCAGACGCACGATTGATTGGAGCCCTGTACTCAACATAAATTTGATCTCCACTATCATCATCCATCTCTGCACCAGAATATGTACTTGCAGTTGCAGCTGAACCACTTGCGTTTGGATTTGCAATTAAAATTACTTTTCTAAAATCATCTCCTACAGTAAAGTCCCCACCTTCAGTTCCAGTTAATCGAACATTCATCATTACATATGCACCACCCAATTCTTTCTTTGCATTTTTACCATGGCCACCCTTAGGTCCTATTCGTGGTTCAAGAGTACAACCACTTCCAGCACCACCAGTTACAGATGCTGATGCAGACCTATAAAGAGTACCAACTAAATTCATAGAAACTTTTTTAATTACACCACTAACAACACTTGAAACTCTAGCTGTTGCATTAGAACCATCTGTTGATGTGACAGTAACCGTTGGCATTACTTCATAAACACTATCACCCGCCGGATTAGTTGCCCATGCGGCGACTGTTGCAACTTTTGTAGAACCAACATAATCTACAATTGTTCTAATTTGACCACTTCCAGTTCCATCAGAAATATAAACAGACATTGTATTATATATGTCATCTGTTGCAGATGCTGTAGCAGCAAGAGTAATTGTAGTATTTGCTCCTGCTTGAGCAGTGCCAGTATCTTTTATGTATCCAGTTCCACCAGCTGTAACATCTATATGTTCTAATGCTCCATCAATACCTGCTTGTTGTACAGTCCATTGTGCCGTACCATCATTTGATGCAAGAGATTTAATAGGAATCCAATCTGTTGTTACATATTTTAAAACATCCGCCTGTTGGACTTCATACATAAATTTCCAACGATAATTATCTGCTGTTTCAATAATACTTGCAGTCTGACCAGTTGGTTTAACTGTCGAACCTGCTCCACCATAATTACTGATACATTTATACACATTGTATTGATCTGTCATTACAAAGAATGTCTGGTCAATCTGGTCATCTTGAAGATGATTATATTCTGTATAAACTGTTCCAGAAGTCCAATCTGTTCTTTTAACAACATGAGATACATCAGCTGCACTAATTAATTTAGCAGCAATCATATCATTATGATGAATATATGGTGCTATTGTTGTGTCTATTGGAGTTGGAATTGTTGTATCTGAAGGAGAAGCAGACGTATATTGTCCTAAATCGGCACCAGACCAAGGCGATGCTTTTCCAATCATCAAATACATTTTATTAGACGAAAATGAACTAATAAATTGATCTGCGTTATAAGTTCTAAATGCGTTAGTTATAATTGCTGGCATAATCTCAATCCTTTTTTATTTATTTATAATAGTTATACGAAACTAATGTCCGATTCCATAACAATTCTTGAACTTTCGTGCGAATCTGTTATATATTTTGATATTATATCATCTTTAAAATACTCTATAAGATAAGTTCCACCACCCAAATCTTCTCTCGTTGTTGCGATTGGAGCATTAGCATGTGAACAATTAGCCTGAAAAACAGTTTTATCATTTGGTGTATATGATGGTGCAACACCAGAACGATCATATGACGAATGTGCCTCATGGAGTATATACGCACTCGTAATAGGTTGTGGATTAGCATTTGTTGCAGGAGAACCAGAATACCAATGATTTGCAGGATACGCAGGTACACCAGCAGTTACTGCTCGGGCAAAAGCTCCAGAACCACTACCACTATCAGTAATTGTTATATTTGGAGTTGAAATATAACCAGAACCACCATTTGTAATTGTTATCCCTGTAACTCTCCCACTTACAGTTCCATTTACAGTTGGTCCTGATCCAATAGTTGCTGTAGCAGTTGCGCCTGTCCCTCCACCACCAGAAATAGTAACACCAACTGTGTTTGTTGTATATCCAGAACCACCTTGAAAATACATTGTTCTCGACATTCCACCCTCTTTACCAAATTTTTGTCTATCCAAACTTCTTCTTGAAGGTGCCAATGGAAATGCACCACCAATACCACCCTGAACATCTCCCCAATCAGCCGTAAATGATATACCTAAATCTGAAACTAAACCATAATCGTCCGATTCAGTTGTTGCTAATTGAACATATAGATAATCTTCACTTTCAGCAACACTTAACAACAAAATTGGTAAATCTATTTCCCAAATATGCCAATCAGAATGACCACCATTTCCATTCTGATAACCATTATGTGGCCATGCACTTCCAGATGGATACTCAGCTAAATTTTGTTGCAGCTGCATATTCAATCGAACAGCAGGACTAATATCACCATCATGGAATATAATCGTATATGGGTATCTGTGTGTCGGTGGTAAAGTAAGTTTTAATCCAGTTTGTAGTAAACCTGTAATTACTGTTCTACCAAATAATGATAAACCGGGAGGATGCAACAATCTCTTAATATATTCTCTCCATTTATCAATAGTATTTCCTGATTTAATTACATAAGAATATGATTGGTAATAACTACTATCTTGAATATAATTTGCAGCTGAAACAAAACTATCATCACCAATCCATCTGGTTTGATGCTCATCTTCATATCCACCAATTATTGCAGTACCTGTTGCTGTTCCATCACCTTTACCTTGGAAATTTAAAATCGGTATTTGAGTATAATGGAATCCATTATTTACTATCTTTATAGTTTTAACTCCACCAATACCAGAACCACCTAATGTAATGTTTACACCTGTTCCAGTTCCACCACCTGAAATTGTTGGAATTGATTTATATCCAGATCCGTTATGTTCAAACTCAACGGCAGTAATTACACCAGAGTTTACTGTCTTAACAAGTACACTACAAGTTCTTCCGTCTATCTCTAATTTATCTGTATTGTTAATTGTAAGTTTATCACCAACAACATAACCAGTTCCACCAGAAACAATAGTCGCTGTTGTAATACTTCCAGATGTTAACGATTCAACAAGCAACTGAGCTCCAGCTGCTCCTGCACCACCACCTGTTAATGCAATATTATCATCTATACTATAACCATTACCAGGATTCGTAATTGTATAACCAGTAACCATTCCATCAAGTTTAAATGTAAGAGTTCCGTCAGTTATTGTTTCGTTCGCTTGAAATACTCCAACCACTTTTGAAAGATAAATTGTTGATACTTCAAATGTTCCGATTTGTTCTTTCAGAATTAATTCAATAATACCAGTAGCACCAGAAGTTCCACCCGTAATAGTTTTTCCATTCATATTAAAAACGGCTGATGATCCACTTGTATCAATACATCTTATAATTTTATCTTTAGTATATCTTCCATCTGATACACGAAGCATATCAACAGATGGATAATAAAACTCAATCTCCTCCTTATATAATATCCTAAATAAAAATTCAAAAGATTTTTCACTACCTTTAGAACGATAAAAATCTCTAAGACGTTTTAAAAGAAATGGTTTATTTACATTAGCAAAAACTGCCTCTGGAACATCACGACCAAATTGTTCTTTAAAATATTGTAAATAATCATCTACTGTTTTATCAATATTAAAATAATTTTTTAAATTACCAATAACCTCATAAGGCTTACCAGTTTGTTCCATGTACTCATAGTATGCTTCTAAGAAAGCTACAAAAGTAGGATGATCTTGTTTTACAAAATCAGGTAACTGTCCTTCTACACGAACAGAAATACGTTCATGGAACGGAGGATGTATGGGTGTGTTTGGATTACTTGCCATATTAGATTATTGTTTCTGCCACCATAGTTACTGTAATACCGGCTGCATCATTTGTATCAGTTGTTAATATTTGTTCTCTTATTGGTGAAATATCTGCATTATTTACAGATGGTGTAACTGTTGCTTTAATATTAGATGAACTATCTGAGATTGTATAAGGATTAAAATTATTTAAAACAACTTTACCAGTATCATAATCTATTGTACCCTGATTAGTTGAACCATCTAGTAATGTCATATATACTGCTGGACTATCAACTGTTACAGTTCCATTAGAATATGTTGATCTTACTAATTTTACACTTCCTAGACTATCATCTATTAACGTATATGTGTTTCCATCACTAGCAGTAAAGGCCGTACTAATAAGACTACCCTTTGTTATAGCATTACCATATTCCAATGTATATGTTGATGTTGTAGCTAATGTTGCTGGTGTTATTCTTAATTGATATTTAATAGTAGTCTTACTATTTCTTACAGCCTGACTAGTATTATCAATTTTTTTAGTTAATACAGAATAACGAAACTTCTGATCGAACTTCTGTAAATCACTAAGAAAATAAGAATTAATAGTTGAATCAATTGTTGCTTTTAACGAATCTTCTGTTGTCAATAATGTAACAGGATCATAATTAACTACAGTATCAACTATAATATAATAATAAATAGGATCTACAAGTTCGGGTATTACAGTTACCACATTAGTCTTTTTAAGAATAGATGTTTTAATATCATCTTTAGTAGCTGAACTATACGCTGCATTACCAGTAGGTTTAATTGCTATGTAAACTTTACCATATACAGGAGGATCTGCATCCTCACCACCATACACAGCAATTGATTCTATATCTTCTCGCTCTCCTAATAAAATAGCTTTATAATCATCTTTTGTTGTTGCTCGTTTTTGTGCCTGATATAATTTTGGTGCATTATGTTTTACAGAATTTATAGATTCTATAGCTGCACCACCAACTGCTGTTGTTCCAACAGTTAAAGCATAATTACCAGAAGTTAATCCTGCAACAGTACCAACAGCTGTAAACGCAGATGCTTTATTTGCTAAAGTTCCACTTGTAGTAAGATACTCAACAAATATAATATTACCATCTGCTAATTGTCTACCAATAGCACCATCACCAAAGAAAATTTCATATTTTTGATCTTCTACTTCTTGTATAAAATAAACTCTTTGTGTGGATGTAATTGTTGTAACATCTAATGCATTGCCATCTGCGTATGTAAAAACTGTTGAATCACTTGCAGAATTTTGAACAGTAATATTAATTGTTGTAGTATCTACATTTGCATTAGGTATTAAAAATCTCTGTGCTGTATCTGCTAAATTTACAGTATATGATTTTGTTAAAAGATTTCCTTCTTTAACTTCCACATTAGATACACTATATACACCAGAAACAGGATAAAGAGTGGTTGGCTTTACTGTTGTAAAATTATAATTTACTCCATCAACTGTTGAAGTAAATTTTGTATTCTTTGTTATCGTCAAAGAAGTAGGAGAACCAGAAGGAGTAAATGTAAAATTTAATTTTGCGGTTGGGGCCGTTGCAGAGGTTGGCATTATATTAAGAAGTTTTGCATGAGATACAACAGACTCTCTTAATGATGATGAATCTAAAAACATTTCATTACCAATCATGTTTGCATAGTAACCCATGTAATGGGTATTATATGCAAGGATGTCTAATAATACATCCATACCACTACCTGCAAAATCATAATCAGTAAATTGACTTTGTGCTGATAAATAATTTTTTAAATTTGTTTTAATAGAATCAAATTCTAAATCAGTAACAGCTATTTTATTACTTGCCATCTTATCTTATCCTCTCCAAGAACAATGAAACGTCTATAGGTTCTGGTGAATTTATAACTCTAAAAGTAATACCAACATAAAAACCATTTCTATCAATATCACCAGTTACTTCAACATTACCAAATTCTTTACCAAACGCCTCACCACTTCCCCTAACATTAACTCTATCTACAACAACTCTTGGTTCATAATTTCTTATACATTCAAAAATGGCCATTTTGATATCGTGTTTTGTATGAGCAGTTGCCAATGAAAATAGATATTTTTGAATACCACCATCAACTTCAGGATGAAAAAACTTATCATACTTATTAGTAAGTAATAGATTTTTCAAAGATCGTTTGATAGCTGCAACATCTTTCTTTCTTACAACGTCTTTAGTCACGGGATGCTTAGTAAAATCCAAGTCTAAATCTAACCATCCTCTAGTATGTGTAGATAATGCTTTTGTGTGAATTACAGCCATGTTTTGCCTTGTATTACGTTTTTATTTATGTTATATTATATTGTGGGTTCGGTCGGGGATCAAGATATTACTTACATAATATTATCTTCTTTTCCCTTGTCCTTTATATCTTTTCCAGCTTCGTCTTTTATTCTTATTCTTTGGCATACTTCTAGTAGAATGTCCAATAGAAGTCACTTTTTTAATCTTTTCTCGCTTGTTTTTGATTACTTGTTGAGCCATAATGATCTCCTCATGTATTTATA